GTCGTCATTATGTCCTTCGTCTGCTTCAAAACTTGTCCGTTTGGCAATAAACGTGGTAAGTTCATTTATGATATCAATATCACTGAACTGAAGTTTGTCCTGTTCAATCAGATTTTTAAGAACCGAACATCCTAGTTTCTTAACCAGACTGCTAGTTTTAACACCAAACTGAAGATTCTTAGATCCACCAAATTCACTAATAATCTGACCTTTTCTCCCCAACATGTTGACTTTTACGAGATTTTCATATTGTAAATCCGTATGTAGAACATCTGCCACTTGGGATCCAATATCGTTTACTTCTACCAATATCCATGCATCGTTATACTTTTTACCAACCGACCTTATAATTGATGGGAACACTAGAGGAGAAATAATATTATTTCTAAATTTAGCAACTACTTTGTAGGGGGGTTTGGTGACATCTATGACAACAAACGCGCTGTAGTCCTTCCCCTGTCCTCTGGCGGTATCCACAGTCATGAAGTATACATGATCATTGTTGCTGTCGTTTTGATCTTTTACGGGTTCGTCATATATCCAGAACCCATCTTTATTTCTGATGAGGGGTGGAGAATATGTTAGGGTATGAAGTTTATGAGATGCAACTAGAGTATCACTAGAACCGATGAAGTCACAGTTATGAGAAACTAAATCATTAGAATAATAAATTGAGTTATCGATTCCAACTGGATCATATAATTCTATATCTTCTTTATATGAATCGTGATCTAAATCTACAGATAATTTCCATTCATCATTTATTAATAATTTATGATTATCCGAACAAATAAGATTGTAATTTTTTAATTTAACATAACTTGATTTATTGATTTTTCTAATACCATAAAAATCTTTCCATCCATCTGGAGTTAATATTTCATACTTAGTATTTATTTTTAAATTTTCCAACTTAATCCTTTAACAATATTGTATAAGTTTACCGAAGTAATATTAAATTGTTTATAGTATAATTGCGAATATGCTCGTTCTTGGGTCAAATATCTTCCATTTTTCATTTTAGTTCCTACTTTTTCTATAATTTTATGCGTTTTAAAATGATTTCTTATTTCTTTTATCTTTTCTATAGAAAGTTTTGAACTATGAATTTTATTTTTTCTTTTTGTGCTCATTTTTAGAATAGTATCTGGAGTGAAACAATTCTTTTTATTTTTATTCCAAGGTATAGAACCTTTTTTCCTTCCCCCCACTCCTGGTCGTTTTTTACCCTTTTGAATACTGGAAAAATGATCTATTGGTAATTTTAATCGTTTACCTATTAATGCAGCTGCCGAAAAATCATTTTGTTCAATGTGTATATTATAATGTTCTTCGATTGTAACTAATTTAAGATTATCTAATTCATTGTTGTTGTGATTACCATCAATGTGATGTATTTCCATAGATCTTCCGGTTTCATCTTTTGGAATTTTACCATATGTCTTTTCCCATATTTTTCTGTAGTTTCTCATACTAATATATAGTAAATCCAGAAAAATTACATTCAAACTAACCATTCAAATGCATCTTTTATAGTAATATTATAAATTTTATTATCTTCTTTACTTTTTAATGTTATAAAAGTATCACCAGAAACACATTCAAATTCTTGTTGAAACTGCTTCTCTGAGGTATTTTGAATTGTCTTCTTTCTCCACTCATCATCGCGGAGAGGCCCGCCTGGAAACTGTGGAGTCTCATTCCATTTAATATCAATTGGGATATATTCGTTCTGTTTATTAATCGCACCCTTCCAGAACTGGTAAAACATGTTTAGACCGTTTGGGGTGGAAATGATGATAACCTGAGTTGTCTGTCCAGCAGTTACTGTTGGATAGACTGAACTAAAGAATTCTTCTGCCACGGTCACCGGAACGTGTGCAAATTCGTCTAGAACGATGATGTTAAAAGAACCACCACGAACTGCCGAAGAGGATGTAGCCGCAGCAATAATCTTTGAACCGTTTTCTAATTTGATTGAGTTCTTATTCCATTCGACAATCCCCTGCTGCAACCACCACGGCAAATGTTCATATGCCATTTTGATACGTTCAAGAACTTCTCGTGCTGCCGTCTGCTTGTTTGCAAGAATGGCAATATTCATGTTCTGATTGAACAATGCCTTGTTTAGAAGATAACCAGGACCTACCGTAGTAGTCTTACCAGACTGACGAGGTAGTTTACAAATCACATGTCGGTGATTTACAAGAGTCTCTAGAATTGTTTCCTGATAATCGTATGGAATAAAAGGAATAACACCTTGGTCAAGAGAGACTACCTTAATGTATGTCTTTGCAAAGTAAATAGGATCGTTCGCACACTTGATGTATTCTTTGACTTGTTCTTTTGAAAAGTCAACCTTTACACCAGTTGGTTTTAGATTCTTATTTCCTAGATACCCTTTTTTCTTATATCGACTGCTCGCCATCTTCATCATCCTCATCATCAATCACTTCTGCTTCAGGTAAATCTTTATACTGACTTCTAGATTTATTAATTAGATTTTGAAGATCAGTAGTAGAACCAACATAGATTGAATTGTTTGTTGTGTTCTTGATTGTCACATTTTCTTTTTCTGCGTCCTTTGCCTTCTTGTGTATTTCAAGAAGATCTTTGTTCATTTCAGTTACAGTTTTAAGAAGCAACGAAGCAACTTCATATGCTCTTGGTGAATCTCCTGCTTCTGCAACACGCATGATTCCCTGCACTGCATCCATGCCAGTAGTAATCATCTCGGTAATGCTGTCTCTGGCCTTTTCAAAGTCACCACTTAGCATTGCCTCTCTCTGTTCTTTTTTGATCTTGTCTAGATCTTTTTTACAGACAGGCAATTCTTTTGGTTTAGATGGATCATATTCTACATCTAATGCTTTTGATATTTTTTCATTTGCATCACTCATGGTACATATGTAATACTTCCAGTATCTACATCTCCAGTATATCCAAGATCCGTTATAAAATCTTCATTAACATAGTTTTTAAAGTTTACATCCACGTTTTCGATAGGCCCATAATTGGTTTCTTTGATTCTTCCAAACATATATGTCTTTGCAGAAAATGTTAATGTAGATGTAACATTTCTTCTAGTAGCATATGTTCCTTCAAAGTCTTCTGTTGTTTGAACTCCATTTAATTGAAATGGAACATCTACCTTTGTATTTAGTTCGTTGAAATTAATTGTAACAGTGAAATCTGGAGTGAAATTAGGAAGTATCTGTTCTACTATTTGAAAATTATCATCGATGGTTCTAGTAAAAATAAAAACGCCAAAGTCTACAATGTATGGAACTTCAGACCACATTGTTTTTGTATTTGTTTCAGTAGCAGTGAATACTTTGTTTAATTTGTTTAATTTTCTAGTAGGATCATATGCTATATTTGTTATTTGAAATCCTATTACTGGTAATGTTATTCCTAACTTTACTCCGGTAGAAATGCTGCTTGCTTCGGTTAGTCTTCGTACAAACTTTTCTTTCGGCCCATACGATAAAGGCACTCTAATTTTTTCAGTCAACGTATTTGATGAATCGAATCTAGAAAGATATATTTCATTGAATATAGAACCAAATGCAACAACTAATTTCTTTAGTGAACGATTATAGTAACTGCTGTCTATTCCAAACATTAATATTCTCCTTCAGAGAATGGATCTCTCTCAGTAAAGTCAAAGATTGATTCCTTGTCTTGTCTATAGGCAATTACATCGTTATCTCTATCTGGATCTTCTGTTTCTGGATTTCTTGCAACCACAACAGAACTGGTTGTAACATCTATTAGACTATATTCCACACCAGATGTAATACCCTTAACAGATTCGTTTCCAGTTACAAACGATCCAGTAATATCAGCAACGTAGATATAATTATAAGTGTTTCCACCAGAGTAGTTGAATTCTACTATTGTACCATATGCAGTTGCATTTGCGTAAGTAGCACCGGAACCAGTAACACCAGCAACTTGGAATAGTCTTTCGCCATTTAAGAAGTTATAATTAGCAGTAGCACCAAGAGGAGTGAAACTTAGTTTTAGTTTCTTCAGGTATTCTTTGCGATCTGTTTGTACTGAATCTATGTCGGAATTTCCTGTGCTTATTGTTTCGTGTGAATAGTGGAAGACTTCACATACTAAGTTGTATGTTGTAAGATTGCCGAACTGGAAGAATGGTTGTTTATCTTCAACAAAGTTAATTTCAAACAAATACTCCATCATTGGAAAGTAAATTAAATCACCTTCTCTTGGTCTTGATATATTTGTTTCTTTTGATACAATTTCCTGTTGAAATCTAGTTTTTGATAGAACTAATGTGATTCTATCTGTCAACTGAATACCAAATTTACTGACGATATCTCTATCTCCACCAAACTGTTGGACATCACTTAAATACATCTCTATTGGATATCCTTTGGTAAATTTACTACCTTGAGTATCCTCTCCTAGAGTTTGATCTAAACTTAAATATTGTCTAGGAATATAAACAACATCCCTACCTGTTGCTTTGATGGTTTCTATAACCAGATCATTCAATAGGTTTTGTTCACCGACATAATCTTTAAAAAAGGGATTTACTGCCATATTTAACCCATCATGAAGTCAACTGGTAGTTCGTAACTTCTCAAGAATTCATTTTCTATTTCTGCTAGTTCTTGAATTGCCTCTGCATAAATTTGAGAACCTTTCATGACAATTCCGCCAGGGAGTGCAACTCCATCGTATTTTGCCATGTTAGAACCCCACTGTCTTTTAATTAAAGCAGTAGTATATTTTTGCAACCAACGATCATTGTAAATTTCAGTAAACTTATCAGGATCTAATGTTGCATACGCTTCTACAACGATATAACTTCCAGCAGTGATATCTGCTAAAGTTCCATCGATGTATATTCTATTTGTAACTTTACTAAATCTGATCGCTTTTTCTGGTTGAAAGAAATCTTGAATTAGTTTGATATATTTTTTGGTTGCATCATATGATGCCAGACCGAGGGCCGGAGTTCCTGCAAGACCTCTATTGATTCCGAAATAGTCAGTCAATGCTAACTGATATCGAATGTCAAACATGTCGATTGATGTAAAGTTACCAAACTGAAAAACTTTAACAACAGAAACTATATCTCTTCCGGTTGGACTATCTCCAGTAATTCCATTTATAGGGCCAATATCGTTGGTTTCTACGAACTTCCGATCAATGTCTTCTTGTGATAATTGGTACTTAAAATAACCTTTTTCTACACCATCAAAGTGGCGTTCAGAGAAAAACAATAGAGCATCATTTAAACGGTCTTCGCACTGTTGGTAATCAACATTTATTTGTATAACAGGTTTGCCTAATTTGCGAAGACAATATTCTATTAGTTCTTCTTTGGAAGTTATGTTTAGCATTAAAAAATCTCCGTAGTATTTATACGGAGATTTTATTATATTTTAAGTTGTAGGTGTTTCCGAGGAAGATTCAGTCGGAGGTGGTTCCTCTTTCTTTGGTGGTGGAGGAGGCACACCATGAACTGTTACTGGAACAATTTCAATATCTTTAATTGACATGTTTTCGATATAATATCGTCTAGTAATAGGTGATGTTGCTTCGTCTGGTTCACTCTTCTTATAGTTTGTAAATCCAGGCATCTGAAGAGGACATGCTAGTTTTGGATAATCCAACTTGCTATATTCATCCCCCTCTGCAACAAGCCATGTTCCCTTGCGATCACCACAACCACATCCACCACAGAAATGCTTTCCGGGAGTTGATGATTCCTTAAGGTGTTCGCATGGAGGTAGAACACCACCTAAATTTTGATTACCAAAACAACTGAGGACTCTTAGTTGTTTTACTGGTTTTGTTGTCTTATCGTTCTTTAGTCCTCTTGAAGTTAAAGCAGTTGCAAAG